CGATGACAGAGCTGGCCGGATTCAAGGATACGTCGCAGTTCTGGAGCAACCCCGCAGAGTTTACGCCGCCTCCGAAGCAAGAAAAGCCGGACGTGAACGAGATGCTGATACAAGTACAGATCCAGCAGATCCAAGCGGACATCCAGAAGAAGGCCGCGCAGTTGCAGCTTGACCGCGAGAAAATGCAGATGGATGACGACCGCAAGCGTGACGAGCTGGAGGCGGAGCTGTTTGTGAAGGCCGAAGAGATGAAGGCCAAATATGGCGGACAGTTGAACGTGGAGCAGATCAGATCCGAGTTGGCGATCAACCGCGAGGTTCTGAAGGCGCAGGCGGACGTAATCAAGGAGGCTGCGCGTGAAGACTAAGCAGCAGGTCATTGATGACGGCAAGCAGGCGCAGCGACTTTTAGACGATACCGACCTCAAGCGATTTCTCGCTGAGATCGAGCAGGATTGCTGGCGCGAGTTCAAAGCGACTGGCGTTGGCGATGCGGACAACCGAGAGGCTGTCTACATGAAACTGCGCGGGGTTGAGCTGGTTCAGCAATCCCTGCGTGCAATGGCGGACAACGCGACTATTGAAATGAAACAGAAATAGCCGCATAATAAAGGAGATTGACGCAAAATGTCAGATACTAACACCCCGCAAGGGATTGGCCTGACCGACGCGCAAAATGCAATCAGTGCTATGTTTGCACCCCAAGAGGATAATGCAGAGGCAACTGATGCGCTAGAGACTGAAGCTGAAACTGAAAATCAGGATCAAGCTGATGTCGAAATGGCTGACGAAGAGATCGACAATTCACCCGTCGAAGGATCTGAAGTCGAGCTTGATGAAGAGGACGACGCCGACAGCTCTGGCGATCAATCCTTCGACATACTATCCGCCACGGTGGAAGTAGACGGCGAAGAGATTACGGTCGAAGACCTGAAAAGCGGACATCTAAGGCATCGAGACTACACCCGCAAGACGCAGGAGCTGGCTGAGATGCGCAAGTCGTATGCAGCAGAAGCCGAAGCAATCGAGCGGGAGCGTGCGCAATACGCTCAACTACTGCCAGCATTAAGCCAGCAGATTGAGCAATCGGTGCAAGACGAGCCTGATTGGGACACACTGTATGACACAGACCCCACGATGGCAGCGAAAGCGGAGCGACAGTGGCGAAAGCAGCAAGAGCAGAAGAGCGCTCAGATGCAAGCCGTTCAAGCCGAGCAGGCCCGCCTGCGTGATCTTCAGCAGAAGAAAATGCAGCAAATGGAACAGCAGTATCTGGAAGAGCAAAGAACCGCTCTGCCTGATCTGATCCCAGAGTGGCGCGACCAGAAGGTTGCATCGACAGAAGCTGGGCAAATTCGTGATTTCCTTCTTACAGAGGGTTTTAACGAAGATGACGTTCAAGGGCTGAAAAACGCGACATTGGTCAAACTGGCGAGGAAAGCCATGCTTTACGACAGAGGCGAAACGCGTGCTAACGAGGCGAAAGTGAAGCCTAAGAAGCCGCGCAGCAAAACTCTAAAAGCAGGTTCTCGCGGTTCAGCGCCAAAGCCGAAGACTGCCGCGCAGGAAGCGCAACAGCGCCTACAGAAGTCTGGCCGCGTGCAAGATGCAGCGGCTGCAATTAAAGCCTTGCTATAATGGAGAAGAAATATGGCAATAGTAGCAAACACCTTTACGTCATTTGACGCCAAAGGTATCCGCGAGGACCTCGCAAATGTAATTGCGAATATCTCGCCCGACGAGGTGCCTCTGCAAAGTAATGTTGGCTCAGAAAGCGTTTCAAACACGTTTTTCGAGTGGCAAACTGACTCGCTTGCGGCTGTCGATAAGACAGCGGTAATTGATGGCGACGACGTAACGTCATTTGATAGCACAGCCGCAACGGTTCGTATTGGTAACTATACGCACATTTCACGTCGTACATTGATTGTTGCAGACAACTTGAATGCACAAGATTTGGCCGGAAGAAATGACGAAAAAGCATACCAGATGGCCAAGCGCGGACGCGAGTTAAAGCGCGATATCGAAGCAGTTTTAACTGACAATAACGCTCGGGCGGCAGGGAACTCATCTACAGCTCGCGAGACTGCTGGCTTGGGTGCGTGGATTGCGACCAACACCAACAAAGCTGGTGACGGTACAGACCCAACTGCCAACGACGGCTCAGACGCTCGTAACGACGGCACGCAGCGCGATTTGACCGAAGCAATGGTCAAGGACGTGATGCAGCAGGCGTTTACGTCTGGCGGCAACCCATCAATCCTGATGGTTGGCCCGCACAACAAAACCGTTGTGTCAGGCTTTGCCGGTATTGCTGCTCAGCGTTACATGGCGCCAAGCGACAGCCCGACCACAATTATCGGTGCTGCTGACGTGTATATGTCAGATTTTGGTACACTTCAGGTTGTGCCAAACCGCTTCCAGCGTGAGCGTGACGCGTGGTTGCTCGACCCAGAATATGCATCAGTATGCTATCTGCGTCCGATCAACTCAGTGGATCTCGCCAAAACTGGTGACGCTGACAAAGCCATGATGCTTGCAGAGTATGGCTTGAAAGTGTCAAACGAAGCGGCGCATGGCGGCGTGTTCGATCTGAACGTATCATAAGATTGGAGGGGCGGCGTTTAGGCGTCGCCCCGCTATCACAGGAGGCAGCATGAAAAGATTATTCAGCCGCGACGTAGACACGGGTATCACCAAATACTGGCACGTCACCGGCAAGGGCGAATATGTGGTGGAAACTGTACAAGACACCCAGCACATCGCCGAAAGCAACAAGCGAGCTTATAATAACGTTGACGGCAAGTTTGGCGACATGCCGAAGGTGGCGTCGATCCCGCTTTCAGTGTATTATCAGCTCAAGAGCCAAGGCATTGTGGATGACCCTAAGCGTCTGAAGAAATGGCTGAACGACAGAGATAACCGCGTTTTTCGGACAAGAGCCGGAACGCTTTAAGGATAGCAGATGGCACTGACAACATATGCGGAGCTTAAAACGAGCGTGGCGGACTTCTTAAACCGCACCGATTTGACGAGCGCCATTCCGACGTTTATTTCGCTGGCCGAGGCTGACTTCAACCGCAAGATACGGCACTGGCGTATGGAAAAGCGCTCTACCGCTGTTATTGATAGCCAGTACACATCTCCGCCGGCTGACTTCTTGGAGCCGATCAGGCTAAGCATGCTGAGCGGGAATACAAGCCCGTTGGAGCCAATCAGCCAGTCGCAGATGATGGAGCAGCGCCAGCTCGGCCAAAACACCAGCGGCACGCCACGCTTCTACGCGATCACCGACGGCTCGATAGAGGTGTATCCGAATCCAAACTCTGACACGCTAACGCTTGAAATGGTTTATTACGGCAGGCCAACGGCGCTGAGTGATGTCAACACGAGCAACTGGCTTCTGACGTATTATCCAGATGCGTATCTATATGGCGCGTTGGTGCATAGCGCGCCTTACCTCGCCGACGATAGCCGTATACAAGTTTGGGCGTCATTGCTGAATAATGCCATCAGTGGTATAAATTCAGACAATGAAAGCGCAAAATATGGCGGCGTTGGCCTAAAGATGAAAGCTAGGAGTTACTGATGGCGACTTTAAATGATCGCGTTTTAGACAACGGTCTAACCGTTCTGGACACGGAGGCCAGCCGCGTTGATATTTGCTCGCAGGAGCCAACATCATATGCGGAAGCGACAAGCACATATACGCTTGGAAACGAAACCAGCATAAGCATATCTGCTCCCGCTGATGCCTCGCCAAACGGGCGAAAGGTTACGCTGGCGGCTGTAAGTGGCGCGTCTGTAACCGGCACCGGAACGGCTACCCACTATGCCATATCCGACACCAGCAACAGCCGCTTGCTGGCGACTGGCTCGCTGTCGGCATCCCAAGTGGTTACATCTGGCAACACATTCTCGTTGACGGCATCTGACATCCGCATCCCAGATCCAGCGTAAGGTATAGACATGGTTGTGCTGACAAACAGAGCTAAGGTGGCAACCAGTACAACTGGCACTGGCACCATTACCCTTGGCGCAGCAGAGGATGGCTATCAGACATTTGCCGCGTCTGGCGTGTCTGACGGTGACGTTGTTCGATATGTACTTGAG